GTGGAAAGCAATGGATTGAGTACGGAGACGATAACAATTATTTCCAGTACCTTATCGACCGATATAACGGAAGCCCTACCAATAACGCAATCATTAACGGCGTTATCGATATGATTTTCGGCAAGGGTCTGGCTGCAACAGACGCAGCCCAGAAGCCCGACGAGTACGCAATGATGATGGGCTTGTTTACCAAGAACTGCGTTAAGAAGGTTGTTAGCGATTTTAAGATGATGGGCAACGCTGCGTTCCAAGTCATCTACAATCAAGACCACTCAAAGATTGTTGGCGTTGAGCATATTCCAGTCGAGACCTTGCGTGCTGAAAAATGCAACGAGGAAGGTTTTATCCCTGCTTATTACTACGCAAAGAACTGGGATAGGGTCGCACAACGCAAAGAGGTTCCGGTACGCATTGATGCTTACGGAATGTCTAAGGCGGGTATCGAGATTCTGTACATTAAACCGTACAAAGCGGGATACTATTACTACGCCCCAACGGATTACCAAGGTTCCTTGCCCTATGCCGAGCTGGAGGAAGAGGTAGCGAATTACCATATCAGCAATATCAAGAACGGACTGGCTCCGTCGATGCTGATTAACTTTAATAACGGAACGCCTACCGAAGACGAACAGAGCTTAATCGAAGCACGTATTGCAGATAAGTTTTCGGGTAGCTCGAATGCTGGCCGTTTTATCTTGGCATTTAACGATAATAAGGAACTTGCAGCAACAATCGAACCCGTACAATTATCCGACGCAAGCGAGCAGTACCAATTCCTTTCCTCGGAATGTACGCAGAAGATTATGGTTGGCCACCGGGTAACAAGCCCGATGCTTTTAGGCATTAAGGATAGCAGCGGACTTGGTAATAACGCCGACGAGTTGAAGACGGCTTCTATCTTGTTCGATAACGTGGTTATTAGACCATTACAGGAGATTATCCTCGATGCAATAGAGCAAGTGCTATCTTTCAACGGAGCGGCCTTAAATATCTATTTTAAGACGTTACAGCCGTTGGAGTTCAAAGAGGAAATTGTTGCCCCTTCCGAGGTGGTGGAGGAATCTACCGGAGTGGAGGATAGCGGTATTGCAATGTCCGCAGACGTGAGCGACGAAGTTCTTAACGGAATGTTTGAAACGCTAAAAGAGTTTGGCGAAGATGAGGACTTGGATAACTGGGAATTGGTAGACGAGCGCCAGGTTGACTACGAGCAAGAAGACTATTTGGATTCTATTTTGCAGTTTGCTAAGAGCCCCAAAGTAAAGACCGGTGAGGCATTCCCAAACGCAAAGTCAGACCAAGACGGTGAGACCAAAGATGGCCGTAAGTACAAGATTCGTTATGCTTATGCCCCCGGAACCACCAAGACCAATAGCCGTGAGTTCTGTAAATTGATGGTGGAGAAAAATAAGGTTTACCGCAAGGAGGACATTATCCGGATGAAAGACCAGGTGGTAAATGAAGTTTCCAAAAACGGCAAAGGATTCGGGCCTCGTGGCGCATCGACATACGATATATGGCTCTACAAAGGAGGCGCACGGTGCCACCACTTCTGGATGCGTAAGACGTATTTAGCCAAGGCCGAAGGCGTTACTCCAGATGCTAAAAACCCGAATGCCGACGTATCGGTAAACCAAGCTCGCAAGGCGGGCGTAAAGCCAGAGGTGAATAACCCAAAGGTTGCAAAGCGTCCGGTAGATATGCCCCACCAAGGATTCTTAAAACCTCGTAAATAATGGCCACTGCTCTTTTTATCAAGCGTGAGGATATTGTACGCAATACGGTTATTTCCGGCAACGTAGATACGGATAAGTTTATCCAGTTTATCAAGATTGCCCAAGAGATTCATATTCAGAATTACACTGGAACCAAGCTGTACGATAAGATTTCCTCGGATATTATCGCTAATACTCTTTCAGGTAATTACCTATCGCTTGTAACGGATTACGTGCAGCCGATGCTTATCCACTTTGCAATGGTTGAGTATTTACCGTTTGCTGCTTACACGGTTGCTAACGGAGGTGTTTACAAGCACACGTCAGAAAATGCAACAAACGCAGAGAAAATCGAAATTGATTATTTAGTTGAAAAGGAACGCACGATAGCAAAATACTACACGGAGCGTTTTATTGACTATATGTCCTTCAATCAATCTTTATTCCCAGAGTACAATGCCAACGTCAACGAAGACATCTACCCAGACCGAGATTCCCGCCCGGCCTCGTGGGTTTTATAAAGTAAAAACCGAGAATCTAATTAAATTAAAAAAGTACCTGGAAAATGGCAAATAGTATCGGTTGGGGTAATATCTACTGCTCTACAAATTGGGGAGACGAGGATTACAATACACGGGCAATAGGTGATGTACCTACTTGCTTTAATAATGCTTACACGTATGCGGATGCGTATGTTGCTCGTGTAGCCGCCGATAGCGGAACCACCGAAGGGTACGAGTGTTTGGTAATTGCAATTGATAAATTAAACTTTAACTAATGTCAAGTTTTTACGACGATTCCAGTTTGGTAGTAATTCCCAGCGGATACAAGACAAGCAAGGTATATGCCGAGAAGCCAACAGACGGCAGCGGGGATTTAGCGTTCACCCGAACAGGGGATACGGCTACCCGTGTAAATTCTACGGGGCTTATTGAGAAGGTGCGGACGAATTTAGTCACCTACTCAAATTCATTTTCAAATGCTGCTTGGACAAAGGTAGGTGGCACTACTTTGACCGCTGGCCAAACCGATTATTTAGGAGGTACGAACGCTTGGAAATGGGAGGCGACTGGCGCAGCTACCATTCAGTTGGCGCAAAACCCTGCTGGCTCTGCAATTAGGACTGCAAGCATTTACGCAAAAGCTGGGAATGTATCTACCATTAGTTTGTGGGTAGGCTCTGCCGTTACTTTTAATTTAAGCACGGGGAATGTAACAAGCGGTACGGGAGTTATTACGAGCGTTGGCAATGGCTGGTACCGATGCAGCGCATTTGGAACTGGCATAAGCCATAATCCATACTTTACTTCGGCTTCGGCTGGGGACTATGTACTGATTTCTTTCGCCCAACTTGAAGAAGGTGACATAGCAACAGCCTACATACCCACCACCACCGCAGCGGTAAGTGTTGGCCCAGTTGCTAACGTACCCCGCCTTGACTACCTTGGTAGTTCTTGTCCTCGCTTGTTGCTGGAACCTCAGCGTTCTAATTTAATTACGTTCTCAGAGCAGTTTAACCAATGGACGGCAAGTAGCGCAACAGTAACGGCTAACTATGCCGTAAGCCCTGACGGATACACCAACGCAGACCGTGTAGTATTTGCCGCTGGCGGTTTGCTTTATAATGGCGCAACTGGCTCCGCAGGACAGAACACTTTAAGCGTTTATGCCAAAGCAACAAACGGAGTAAGCGGACAATTTCGCTTTTTTGGAAACGGTAATACCACGCTTTCAACCAACCAAACGGCTACGGGCGAATGGCAACGCTTCACGTTTACATACACCTACTCGGCTGTAACGGCTGGACTTGCTGCGCCTACAACAGGGGGCGGAGTTAGTGACGTGATTTTTTGGGGTATGCAGCACGAAGTAGGAGCCTACGCCACCTCTTACATTCCAACGCCTGGCGCAAGTTCGGTAACCCGTGTGGCAGACGCAGCCAGTAAGACGGGCATAAGCTCGCTAATTGGGCAGACGGAGGGGGTTTTGTTTGTTGACTTTACAGTTGACACAATTTCAGCGCAAACAAACGACCCAGTTTTGTGTTATATGAAAGACGGTGGGGTGGGTGAAAGGTATGTTCAATTGTATTCAACTGGAAATTTAAGATATTTAGAAAATAATGGGGCAGCTATTGCCACAATAACGAAAACGGGCCTAAGTGTTGGTAGGCATAAATGTGCCATTGCATACGCTAATAACGATATGGTTTTTTATGTTGACGGGGTACAAATTGGGACTGACACAAGTGGAACGCCAAGCGGATTTAGCACATTTGCATTGCAGTATTACAATACGGCATATTTGGGACAACAAAAAGTAAACCAAGCCCTAGTTTTCAAGACCCGTCTAACAAACGCCCAACTGGCAGAACTCACTACGCTATGATATTTAGGAAATACCAATTTGCTGACTGGGCAACAGCCAAGCAAGCAATACAAGTAGAAGTAACAACACCAGAAGGCACAGAGCTTATCTGGAATCAAGACCTCGTTTCCTGCGTGGTAGAAATTGGGCACCTATGTACGCAATGGGGAACCGATGCGGAAGGTATGCCCGTATGCGAGGTAACTGACCCGTTGTATGCCGTAGATATTGTATGGCAGGATACGGCTCTTGCCGCTTACGATGCTTCTATTGTATGGCCCAACCCAGTGGGAGTAAACTCTTTTGGGTACACGTTAGATACCGAATACGGCCAAGCGTTTTGCGTAGTTAACCCCGAATACTGCCAACCACCATTCGAGATATGAAACACGATAGTACAAGCGCAGTAGCGACGTCTTGGAGTTTAGCGGTCGGTGGGTTAACAATAGCCGAGGTACACCAGATTGCAGGAATGGTAGTAATGCTGACCTCGTTTGTGTACACGTTATGGCGTTGGAATCGGGATATTAAGAATGATAAATAGAATCTTCCGTAATCCAAAAACAACCGTTATCGGCCTTATCTTAATTTCATTCGGGGGTATCCTCGTTTGGTTTGAGAAAGCGTCGCTAACGGAGTTTAGTGCGTTTATTATGGGTGGGTTTGCATTAATGATGAGCAAAGATGGCGAAGCAGCAAGAAACGAAGTTCAAAAAGAAGTCAAAGTCAAAACTGGGAAGGCACAAAAAAAGCCCGAACAAAGGGGAGACGAGTAAGAAGTACCGAGGACAAGGACGATAAAGTTCCGTATAAGGGATAATTGTATATCAAAAAGTGCGATATAAGACACGTTAACTCGGAAATCATTAGAGTTGCTGCATAAAATTTATCAAAATGAAGTTATCTGAAAACTTTACGCTTGCCGAACTTACGCATACGGATACCGGGATTGCTAACAATCCAAGCCAGGGAGAAATCAATAACTTAAAACTATTGGTACAGAAAGTGTTGCAACCGGTACGGGATAAGTTCGGAGTGATAAACGTAACAAGCGGTTTTCG